GGCCAAGTATTGCGCAAACGAGGACGACTGAACTTTTCCAATGATGAAAAGACAGCACTGTCGGTACAGGACACCAAGCATAGATGAATGCTTGATCCCAGCCGGACGTACTCACTGTGTGGTCGCCAAACGTTTTCGCCTTAGGGTGCAGATGTTCGGGGACCATGGCCCACCGTTCGGGGTCGTCGTGTAGCACGACGTCTCCTAGGTGAACAGGCCCACGTAACCTGCGGATGTCACTCGGTATAATATCCAGGCAGCGAAGCCAAGCACGACGAATAAAGTCCCTGCGAGGAGCAGGGCAATCGTCTGCATAAGCCACACGCCTAAGACTGTTAGCCAAGCTGATCCATTTTGCGGGTTCATCAGGTAACTCCTCTATAAAAGCCGCCCTCACGGGTACGCCGTTGAAGAAGTCGCCACCGCAACTCTCCCGAAACGCTCCAGACAGGAACGTCTTCCGTTCATTTGGTGAGAATCCAAAGAATCGTAAGAGAGCGAGGACCCCTCGTGCTGCCCGGGTCGGAACGATGATGTCGTCCCCGAACACGAGAGTGTCGTCCTCTTCAGCACCCAGCTCACGCTGGACAACCCTACAGATGGCCCCAAAAATGAGCGTCTCAAGCTCAAAGGTAAAGCCATTCCCCATTGAGGAGAATTTCTGAAGATAGTGCCTCTTGCCAGAAACCGAAGTAACCGGCGCTCTTAGGGAGTCGAGCAGTTCGAACCACTGCCTTGGCAGCAGCAATTCTACAAGACGATATGAGACAGTATCGCTTGCACTGCTAAGGTCTATAGTAGCATGGCTACCCATACGACTCGCCCACTGGGCGGCGTACTTGTGGGTTTCTTGCCCGTGCCTCAGGTCATAGCCCCATCGTCTCTTAAGGAGGTCCTTAAGATGGGAACCAACCGCTAGTTGAAGGGTAATGTTGATGGATGACTCCATACAACACCCCCTGTCCTTCAACCCGTCTTTTGGGACGGTAAAAAACAGGTTGCAGTCGGTCTTGACCGGTTCCGTAGCAGCATGGAGTCTCCCCCATGCAGTCCGCTCCCACAAGGGAAGCAGATAACGTGAACGACTATAGTAAGTTGGAAGGCTGGACATCTTGTCCGGGATAGTTATTAGCTTACCCCGATCAGACAGATTAGCTCCTTGGGAGAAGCGTGGAACAAGGTCCTCAGGTAGAGGCCCCAACAAGGTAGAGATATCTTTACGCATAGATAGGATTGTCCTATATACACGCTCGTCTTCATGCGTCTCAATAAAGAGGTGGCTTGACGAGTATCTACGTAATCTAGCGTTTGTAGCAGCACATTGACGTTCGCGAAGTAGGAATTCCTGCTCCGCGGCCGCTCGTAACTTGCCCTTATTCGCCGGTATACGCGCTTTTCTCAACAGGTCAACGCACATCGCGTCACGCCAGTAGAGTTCAGCGTCCTCATAATCTCCGGGGTTCAGTTTGACTGACTGGAGACTATCCCACTCGCCTCGCTTTGCCATCCCGGCAATGCGGTGCGATATCTCACTATCCGCTGCGTCGCATAGTGCGCGCAGTACATGGTAGATGTTCTTATCCATGTTTTATCCCATCGAAGGAGTTTTCTTCACACAGCCGAATAAACGGCCAACGACGTCACAAGGGACGCTATGTTAAGTCAAAGGAAGCTGTTTTGTGAACAGCTCTTTGACACTCGCAGCTGAGAGCAGATTGGCAGAGAATGCCTTTCCGTCATCGCACAACGATTGAGGGACAGGGGCCTTAGCAAGGACCTCAATCTTGATCAGCACAGCGTCTTTTACAACGCTCACCGCCCCAGTGACCGGGTTAGTGGTCACTTGGGGAAGCGCGATCTTCGTGAGGCTTGCTCGACCATCAGCGCGCTTGCGCGCACTCATGGTGATGCGGGGATATTGGTCACGAGTAGCCCCTTCTTCAAGGGCATACTCGGCCACACCCCCGTCGCCGGAGGCCGGATAGTAGAGCGCAAAAGTCTTACTGACCGGGGTATTTGCTCCGTTGTTCAGAGCGATTGTTGCAGGTGCTTGCATTGTGGATCTCCACACAGGTTAGAGTTCAGGGAACTCGGGTTAGAGATGTGTGTAACCGGGGGGGAAGACTTCCCTCCAGTTACGAGGTTTATCACGCATGCCTTCAATGCGCCACGCAATCAAGCGTAAGCGACTAAAGGCCATAGCGGATAACACGGCCGTCATCGAAGCGTCCAGTTCTGGAGCTCGGAAGCGCGGCCATATCGCGGGCAGATCGCCTACGATCCTCGTTTTAGCATACAGCTTCATAAGCTCCGCATATGACGATCCCTTCCCAGGGAAGTCATCGCGGTCTCGTGAACCCCACATTACCCAGTAGTACCGGGCCGTGTAGGTCGTGGAGGAGCCCAAAAGCTCGAGACCGACGTCATTAGTGAATTGACCAATAACTTGTTTAGAGTTAGAGACCATATTAACCACCCATGACCATGGGACAAGATCCCATGCGATCCCGGGCAGGTCCAGAAGACCTAGCCTATTTGCAAGGTAGTGATTCGGGTTGTCGACCTGAACCCCTGCCGATAGGGTCACTTTCGCGGACCCATGTAACTTCTCGTATGCCTTGGTATAGGTACCCGAGAGGTCAAAAATGCCTGTGTCAAAATTGGCGCCCGCGCGCTTTCTGACTATGGCATTGCCAACGATTGCGTCCTTAGTGAAGGTGTCTATTAAACCCTTTGAGTTGCTCAAAAGGTTACCTAAACTAAAGTAGACAGCCGGAAAATGCCCCGCGAGGAGCTTCCCGGCCCGTTGAAGGCGACGCAGTCGATTCAGCTCGTCTTTCCGCATGTTACGGACGAAAGAGTCAAGCCCAGCGATAGTGGACAGGATGTCCCGCCACGTCTGAGTTAGATAATCTCGCGTCCTTGCGTACTTGGCGAACTGTACACCCCAAGAGAGATTGCCCTTCCTGAGGGAATTATCAAACCGTTCTCGAGCCAGCGAGGCTAGGCTCGTCCAGTCAGCGTGAGGGCAACCGAGGTTGCTTTGAAGCTGATTAAGATTATAGGACGGTTCGACATAGGAGACCCAATACTGACCATCGAGGTCAGGCACAGCAGTTGCCCTCTTTAGTTGCGCGAAGCGCCACTTGAGAGCGTTAGGCGCGAGAAAACCTGGGAACAGCTCTTCGTGAGCGTCCCGGCTATCCACAAACAAACTTTCCCCTCGGAGCTCTTGGCCCCCGGGAACAGACTGTGGTGGAGTTTCGCGTATACGTACTGGCATATTAGATCTCGGTAAGTGGATGCCTTCTACTTAAGCACCCGGTTGACGAAAAGCCCGGTGTCCCGAGCCACTTTACCACGAACATCTCTAGCACAAAGCAGTCACTCAATGTGCATTTGCGAGAGGGGTCCTCACCCCTCAAGGAGACGTTCAGGTAGTGGGGAAGAACGACGACGACTGTCCACACCATTTTACCTGAATAACAGGTCGAGGTAGGTGTGGCGG